GGAGCGTACCGAGGCGAACGTCTCCGCCGCCGAACAGGCCGCGCAAATGGTCTTGGCAAAGCGCCAAGCAGGAGAGCGCAATGAATACCTTTGAAATGAACGACCAGCAGGTTGCCGGGCTCGCTGCTGCGATCTGCGCCACCGCCGAGGCCATGGGTCAGGAAATGAACCCAGGCACTGCGGCGATCATGGCCGAAGACCTTTGTGCTTACCCGGTACCGGTCGTGAAAGCCGCGCTGAAGGCCTGCCGCTTTGAAGTGAAGGGCAAGTTGGCAATGGCTGACATTCTTCAGCGCGTGCAGATCGCCGACGGCCGCCCGGGCAAGGACGAGGCCTGGGCGATCGCGATGACCACCAACGATGAATTCGAAACCGTGGTGCTGACCGACGAGATCCAGCTCGCACTCGCAGCGGCGAAACCTGTCCTCGACGCCGGCGACAAGGTCGGCGCGCGCATGGCGTTCAACAGTGCTTACGAGCGGCTGGTGGGGCAGGCGCGGGAGGACAGCAAGGAAGTGAACTGGCATGTGTCGGTCGGATTCGACGCCAACCGCCGCACACAGGCGATCACCAAAGCCTTGCAGATGCAGCGAATCCCTCAGGAGCGCGCTCAGCAGTACTTGTCCGACTTGAGTGTCGTGCCGGTCACTGAAGACGGTCGGGCCGTCGTTGCGCTGCTCACCGGTGAGGTTGCACGGCCTTCACCAAAGCTGCGCGAGAGGCTCGCCGCGGTGAAGGATTCGATGCTCGCCATGCGCCAAGCATCAGCCGAGGAAAAAACAGAAATGCGAATTCAGGCAGCCAATGAGCTGGCGGATCGCCGGGCGCTGCTCATTCAGCAGGCCGAACAATTGGAAGCAAGGAGTGCGGCTCAATGAGTATCGATAAACAAAAACTCCAGAAGCTGCTGTGGGCAGAAGCCGCGTCGTACCGTGCCGACTGTGCAGACTGGAAGCGCAACACCGAGGCGCTGCAGGAATTCCTCGGGGAGAAGACCGTAGAGGAGGTGGCGCTGGAGCTGCTGGGCGAGAACGTGGCGCTGATCGGGCCTCATGACTGGCTGGCACAAGATCTGATCAAGGAGCTGGTCGATAACGCACAGTCTTTTCAGGAAAACTCCGGCGAAGAGGGAGAGAACCAATTCGTAACTGTGCTGCTGGCAGCCGCAGGGCACATACGCCGTCAAGAAATGAATACCGGAAAGCTCAAATCAGAGATCGAGGCTCTGCGCAAAGCGCTCTCCATCATCCGTGATCAATCAAGCGATCTTGGCGCCTGTGAATGCGCCGCCGATGCGCTGGCCAGCTCCCTGAAGGAGTCTCGCGATGACTGACCGAATCAGCGTCAACTGCCAGGCCAAGCTCTCCGAAGCCATCACCAAGCTAAGCACCATGTACCGCGACAAGAAGTTCGTCGTCGTATCGCTGCGCCCGGGTAAGGACCGCACGCTCGACCAAAACCGGCTGTGGTTCGCGATGTACAAACGCATCGCAGAGATGACCCAGATCGGCGACGAGGCCGACGCCCGCCGGTACTGCAAGTTGCACGTCGGCGTGCAGATCCTGCTGAACGAGGATGCCGGGTTTCAGGCGGAGTGGTACCGCGTCATGCGTCACCTCCCGTACGAGACGAAGCTGGCCATGATGGGCGGCTGCAAACTCTTCGGCCCGGACGGCTTCCCGGTGACCAGCCTGTTCAACCGCGCACAGGGCGTGGCGTACACCGATCGCATTGTCGCGCGCTTCGCACCGCAGGGCGTTTACTTCGATGATCTGCTGAGCCAGGAGGCCGCATGATGATTGAGCGGAAGCAGCCCAAACCGAAGAAATGCCGAGTCGCTACTTGCAGGGCCTCATTCGTCCCGTCGCGGATGGGGCAGGCGGTTTGCAGTCCGGCCTGCGCGGCGATTGATGCACCGCGCCACATGGAGAAAGCCCGCAAGGCCATCGCTCAGCGCGACCGCCGCGAGATCCAGGTGCGCAAGGAGAAGCTGAAGAGCAGGGCGGAACACCTGCGAGAAGCACAGGCCGCCGTGAACGAATACGTCCGCCTGCGTGACGCGCACCTGCCTTGCATCAGCTGCGACTCGATGCCGAACGACAACGACCTCATGACCGGCAGCCGCTGGGACGCCGGCCACTACCGATCTGTCGGTGCGTGTCCCGAGCTTCGCTTCGAGCCGCTGAACATTCACCGCCAGTGCGTGAAGTGCAACCGCAACCTGTCCGGCAACGCTGTCGAGTACCGCATCCGGTTGGTGCAGCGCATCGGCGCCGAAACCGTGGCATGGCTTGAAGGGCCTCATGAGCCCCGCAAGTACACCGTCGAAGAAATCAAAACCATCAAAACCGAATACCGGGCAAAGACCCGCGAACTGAAGAGGGCTGCAGCATGATCTATCCAAGTGTTCTGAACGCAGTTGTCTCGGCCCTCGCGGCTGAGGCGATCGACAACACCAGCAAGCAGGCGTGGCAGAAGCTGTACAACTCTGCCGATGAGGAGGAGGGCGGCGATCTGGCGACACTGGTTCGCTCTCGCGGTGCTGACACTATCGACCGCACCCAAGTGGATTGCTGGGTGTCTGCCCGCCTCCACAGCGCGCTTGAGCAAAAGCACTGGGATGCGCTGGTGGCGAAGTACAGCACCCACAAGGGCCGCAAGGTGCAAGCCATTGCTGCACTGCAAACCCAGATCAACACGCCGGCGCCGAAGCTGTTCCTGTTCAAGGCGAGCACCGCATGGGCTATCCCGCAGCTGAAGGGCGCGCGGCCGAAGGTGGCGACGTCCGTGTCAGTCGAGATCCCAATCGATGCGCCAGAGTGGCGTCGCGAGGCAGTGGTGAAGGCTGCGCTGGCTGCCGGTCAGGCGAAGGTGAAGCGTGACAGCTCCCGATCCGCCGACATGATCGTGCTCAAGGACAGCTTTTACGACATGAACACTTGGGACAACGACGGCACGCCGGAGTCAACACGCCGCCGGTGGCGTCAGGATATCGGCAAGGCTGCTGATGACCTGGTAAACGAGGCGCTGGCACACGCCGCCGACATTCTCGGAGGCGAAGGTTTGCTGATTGAACAAGCTGCGTGATTGCCTGTTGACATCAGTGAGCGAATGAGCGAAATTAATCCCATCCTGTCATTCCTGCGTGTATCGAGGAGTGACAAACGAAACCCGGCCATCGCGCGCCGGGTTTTTTTATGGAATCTCAACAAACGTGACGTCGGTATACCCGGCATCTTGGCAAAGAGACTTCCACGTCTGCGGTGTTTCATCCTCCGCCTGATCATTTGAATGAGAGAGGTAGAAGCGTGAAGCCACGAGACGCCACTCTTCGTAATCGTAAAAATTCTCAGTTTGTACGCTGAACGTGTTTCTCTCGCCGTTCTTGGTGTAGCTGATTTCAAAGGTTCGTAACTTCGGCATTCTTCCCTCGCTGGTGTTGCCATTTGAATGGCTGAAATCCAAATCTAGTACAAGAGCTCGCCTCAAGGCGGGCTTTTTTTTTGCCCCAATTTACCTGTAGCCAGGACAGCCCTCGGGAAGGCCTGGACGTCGATAGCCGGATAGTGCGACGCACGGACCAACGCCGGCAGCCCGCGCACGCTGACCTCACAATGCTTTCAGGGTGGCGCGAGACAGGAACAGCGAGATCGATGCAAAGGGGCGTCGACGCTGGGAGAGTCTTAGGCCGACAGCTCGGAAAGACGAGCGCACCTATTCAGGGCCTCTGCATTCGCAGGGGCTTTTTTATACCCGACAGAAACAAAAAAGCCCCGACAGATTCGGGGCTTTTCGTTCTAGCGCGGGAAAAAGAGAGGGCGACCCCAGAGGGTGCGGTAACACCCAAGGGAGACGCCAGATCGCAGAACCAGCCTGCAAGCCAGCCAAGGCCCTCACTGCTCGCGCGAGCGGGGCGGAGCCTAGCAGAAAACGACAAGGCTTTGCAGATGCTTAAAGATTGCAGATGTGGAAAGTGCAACAGACTTCTCGCCCGCGTGGGTGAGTTTACCGAGCTCCAGATCAAATGTTCTCGATGCGGGACGTTGAATCACGAGAAGGCCACGAGCCTCGAGCGATCGCCTTTGAGCGACATGAAAGCGGAATCCTCCGCGAACATTCATTCGACTCAATAGGTACTCATATGGCTATTCCAGCACGCATTCCGTTCGCACAGAACGGTACCTCTACTTTGCTGCCGAAACATGAGATGACTTGGAATCAGTATTTGGATTCGCCCAACAAGCGCTTCCGATTGATTCTCCAGGCTGACTCGAACCTGGTCCTCTACGATGGTCAGACTGCAGTTTGGTCTGCGCAAGACGGACAGCCCTACATCACGTACGGTAACAAGGTCTACGAAAATACCCCGACCTCCTTCTATATTCTGTACTACGCAATCTTGAAAGATCGCGAGCACGTTCGCACTTGGTCGACCTTCAATAGTACTCCGCCGAATCGCGATGAAACTGCTGCTTCCGAGCGCACTTATCTGCGCGTGCAAAATGACGGCAATATCGTCATTACAGACTCCATCTCGATCTGGAGCAGTAATCCGGCGATTCCTCAGTCACCTGGCGCCGAAGACTCGATCATCATTGCTCCTGGCACTACTCTGGAGCGCGACAAAAAGTATGTGTCCGGTGGCACGACTTTCATCTTCCAAACCGATGGGAATCTAGTGATCTCTAATGGTCCGCTGGGTGTGTTGTGGGCCAGTTGGACTCAGAACAAGGGTGCCGAAAGGGCGGTTATGCAAACCGATGGCAACCTGGTTATTTACGGAGCAAATTACTCAGTGCTTTGGCACAGTGGTACTGGCGGTAATCCAGGGGCAATTCTGCGCGTTCAAGCGAATGGTAACTTGTCCATCGTGCAAGAAAAGCCGGTCTGGGCACGCTTCGGCTACACCCCTACGCTGGTACCGAAAAATGTGTTCTACCCAGATCACACGACTGGGCCACTGCCGACCTTCAAGGATTTCATCTGGACGTTCTGATGTTGGCACGACGCCGGAACTAAAGGGCGTCGAGAGATCCTTCATTTGCTAAACCGCGCGGGTTCGCCCGCGCATCTATTCGAGGCTTCTGCAATCGCGGGAGCTTTTTCATTTTCGGCTCCCCACACCCATAGCCCCGAGCTGGGAGTGCAGCGGACGCCGGATTTATCAATCTCCCCAAGGGGGAGGCAACCCGGATGCCAAACATGCCTGACAAGCCAGACACATGGGCCAAGCTCTGGCTGGCGTTGAGCAATCCGCTAATGGCGGGCGTCATCATGGCCATCACCGTTTGCTTGCTTCGCGTCATCTACGACGGAAAAGAAACCAGCGTACGCCGGATCATTTTCGAGGCGCTCATTTGCGGATCGCTGAGTCTGGTCGCGTCCAGCGTTATCGAGTGGATGGCCTGGCCTTCAAGCCTATCGATCGCCGCCGGAGGGACTATTGGGTTCCTCGGCGTGACCGCCATCCGCGAACTGGTGACCCGATTCCTCGGTCGCAAGGCGGATGCCGCATGAAGACCTTCGCTGCAGCAATCATCATCGCCCTGGTCGGCCTGCTCCTCATTGGGATTCAGCAATCGCGCGTCGTCGCCCTTCGCGGGGAGGTGGCATTCGAGGCCAGCGAGAAGAAGAAGGCGGTCGACGCCAACCTCGAAAGCCAGGCCACGATCACCACACTGCGCGCCGAAGCCCAGCGCAATGCCGATTACCAGAAAGACCTGAGCAAGCGGTTACAGGCCAGCCAAGCCAAAGCCAGAAAGGCGGAGAAGAACTTTGAAGAACTCAAACGCAACAGCAAGCCTGTTCGTGATTGGGCTGCTCAGCCTCTGCCTGACGGCCTGCGCGGGAAAGCCGCCACTGGTAACAAAGACAGCGGCAGTAAGAGTCGAGCCCCCTGAGCTGGTGCCCTGTGAGCGGGTAGCTGACGAAGACCTCGCCGACAACGGCCAGCTGTGGGAGCTGAAGAACCAAGCCATCAACCTGCTCGACACCTGCGCAGATCAGGTAGACGCGCAAATCAAGCGCAGTCAGAGCAAGTAGGTCGCGACACGTTTCGCGAGAGTGCAAATTGTGTCGCGACACTGCTCAAGAGACATTATCGCGCTTGTATTGGCCATGAAGCTGCTTGAGCGCACCCTGATATTCGGAAGCTGTGAGCTTGGACTTAAGCCTGACCATGACGTCCTGAGCGGTTGAGCTTACCGTCTCGGTGTTCCTCCCGGTTCGCTCCGCCCATTCTGATGCGGCCTTCAACACAGCTGTTTCATCAATGCGATGGCTCACTTATGGATTTCCCTGGTTGAGTGCAACTGATCTTAGTTGAGTGGGCGGATGGAGATGAAATGAATCGACCAATGCCGCCTGAATCACTACTCAACCTGTCTGAGCTGTCCAGCTTCGGTATTCGCCTGATCCCTGCGCCCCAAGTGTGGGAGTGGCTGCAAAGGGAGATCCTCGCTGACACCGGCAGCATCCACAACGAAGACCACGCACATCTGATCGATGCGGACATTCGAGTGATGTGGGCGTCTGCCGCCTTCACGAAGAAAGGGCGCACGGTAGTCGGTCAAGCCGAGCAGGTAGCGTTCCGCGCCGGTGGCTGGCAGAAGGCCCGAATGGAACAACAGATGCTGGATTGGTTCGGCGACGTGCCGGCTTACATCATCACCCTGGCCGCCGACTACTGCGCGGACTGTTCCGACGCTGACTTCTGCGCACTGGTCGAGCATGAGCTGTACCACATCGCCCAAGCGACCGATCAGTACGGCGCACCCAAGTTCACCCAGGAAGGATTGCCCAAGCTTGAGATGCGCGGACACGACGTTGAAGAGTTCGTCGGTGTAGTGCGTCGCTATGGGGCAAGCCCTCAAGTTCAAGAACTGGTGGACGCTGCAAACAATCCTGCCGAGGTGGGGAAATTGAACATTTCGAGGGCCTGCGGAACCTGTCTGCTTAAGCTGGCCTGAATGTGAGACAGGCATGAGACGGAATCCAATCTATGGCAGCCCTGAAAAACGATGTGAAAGCCTTCATCGTTCAGGCTTTGGCGTGTTTCGACACTCCCACGCTCGTCTCACAAAACGTTAAGCAAGAATTCGACATCGATGTGACCCGCCAGCAGGTGGAGCAGCACGATCCAACAAAGCGCGCCGGCGCCAATCTGGCAGCCAAGTGGCGCACCCTGTTCGAAGATACTCGCAAGCGTTTCCGCGAAGAGACGGCAGAGATCCCGATCGCCAACCGAGCGTATCGACTTCGCACTCTGGGACGCATGGCCGAGAAGGCCGAGAACATGAAGAACATGGCGCTGACCGCCCAGTTGCTGGAGCAGGCAGCCAAAGAAGTGGGCGACGTTTACGTGAATCGTCGCCTCGAACCTGAAAAACCTCTGGGCTCCCAAGCGGACCAGCAGCACGCGGTTGCTGAGTACACCCTGGAGCCTGATGAGAATGTCCCCGCTACCCCGTACCTATGACCCACCGGTAAAGCTGACGCCTAAACAGGCGAACATTTATTGCTGGGGCTTCCAGCCTCAGGCGCGCTTCCGCGATGCGGTGTGTGGTCGCCGGTTCGGCAAGACGTTCTTGGGTAAGGCTGAGATGCGACGAGCTGCTCGCCTGGCTGCTGAGTGGGGCGTGAGCGTCGAGGACGAGATCTGGTACGGCGCGCCGACGTTCAAGCAGGCCAAGCGCGTGTTCTGGCGTCGGCTGAAGCAGGCAATCCCTGAAGCCTGGCGTGCACATCGCCCGAATGAGACAGAATGCTCGATCACGCTCAAGTCTGGCCACGTCATGCGCGTGGTAGGGCTCGACAACTACGACAATCTGCGCGGCTCCGGTCTGTTCTTCGTCCTGGTGGATGAATGGGCGGACTGCCCATGGGAAGCATGGGAAGAGGTTTTGCGCCCGATGCTTTCGACCTGCCAATACTCGATACCTGGCATCGGCATGCGGAAAGGTGGTCACGCGTTACGCATCGGGACGCCCAAAGGGTTCAATCACTGCTACGACACGTTTCAGGATGGCCGGCCGGGGCATGAGCCTGACCACAAAAGCTGGCTTTACACCTCGCTCGATGGCGGCAACGTGCCGGCTGAAGAGCTGGATGCGGCCCGTCGCAAGATGGATCCTCGCACCTTCCGACAGGAATACGAGGCCAGCTTTGAGAATTACGCAGGTGTTGTCTACTACACGTTCAATCGTGAGGCGAACCGCACCAGCGAAACCATCAAGCGCGGTGAGGCCTTGCACATCGGCATGGACTTCAACGTCATGAAGATGGCGGCAGTCGTGCACGTCATTCGCGATGACCTGCCACTGGCCCTCAGCGAGTTTTCAGATGTGCGGGACACGCCTGAGATGATCGAGAAGATCAAGCTCCGCTTTCCAGACCACAGCATTGCGATCTACCCGGACGCCAGCGGCCAGAACACCAGCAGTAAGAGCGCGAGCGAATCTGACCTGTCACTGCTCAAAAAAGCGGGATTTACCGTAGTGGTGGATTCGACCAACCCCGCTGTGAAGGATCGGGTCAACGCCATGTGCGCGATGTTCGCCAATACCTACGGCGAGCATCGATATCTGGTCAACGTCGACCAGTGTCCGAAATACACGCAGTGCCTGGAGCGCCAGATTTACACCGACAAGGGCGAGCCCGATAAGAAGGCCGGCTACGACCACCTGGTGGATGCCCCTGGCTACTTCATTGCCAAGCGGTACCCGATCAAAACACGCACAGGCGGAACACGCCGAATTGGAGGCTTGGCCTGATGCCAGTGCAATCGACAAACCCCGACTACGACGCGCACATCGCCGAGTGGGAAATGATGGACGATGCCCTCGAGGGTGAGTGCGCCGTCAAGCGTAACGAGCGCAACCTGCCCAAGCCGAGTGGCATGGTCGAAGCTGAGAAGCTCGACAGTGCGGGCAACAAGTACCTCTACGAGAACTACACAAACCGCGCTCAGTACGAGCATTGGGTGCGCGACTCGCTGCGATCGATGATGGGGCTGGTTTCCCGGCTTATTCCGGAGATTGAGCTGCCCGCCGGCCTGAAGGGGATCGAGGACAATGCCACTTCTGACGGCTTCGGCCTGAAGCAACTGTTTTTCCGCATGGTGCGGCAGGCTATCTCCCATGGTCGTGTTCCGCTGGTGGTAAACATCGATGATCGCGGCGAGCCGTACTTCTCAACGTACGCCACGCGCAACGCGATCAACTGGGACACGGCTGATCAAGGCGGCCGCCAAGACCTGGTCCTTTCGGTTTTCCGGGAGTTCCGCAAGAAGGGCAGCGACCGCTACAGCCATGACTGCGACACGGTGTTCCGTGAGTTCTTCATGCAAGGCGAGACCTGTTACACCGCTGTGCGGAACGAAGGTGGCGAGATCGTCGAGGAGGAGAAGCCCCTAGGCACCACTGGCACCGACAACCGACTGGTCAAAGGCCTGTCATACCTGCCGGTGATCTACTGCGGCTCGACCGACAACTCGCCGGAAGTGGATGAGGTGCCGTTGCTCACGATGGCGCGTGCGGCGCTGAAGTCCTACCAGTTGAGCGCTGACTATTTCACTGCGCTACACCAGACCAGTCACCCGCAACCATGGGTGTCTGGCCTCGACGATTCTGTGGAGCTGAGCGTGACCGGGCCATCTGCTGCATGGGATTTGGGCCCGAATGGCGAATGCGGTTATCTAGAGTTCCAAGGTGCTGGCATTGAAGCGGTCCGCAAGGCCATGGATGACCAGAAGAACGCCGCGCTTGAGGCCGGCGCCAAGGTCATGGATGTCGGCGGTACCGAGTCGGGCGAGGCGCGCAAAACACGTCAGAACGACCAGCACGCCACGTTGCACAGCATTGTCGTCACGGTGGCAGAGGCAGTGGAGCAGGCGCTGCGCTACGCCGCTGAGTGGAAGGGCTACGACCCCAAGCAGGTCAAGTTCAAGGTGAGCCCTGAGTTTGTGACCCCTGTGGTCGATGCACAGGTGCTGGCTGAGCTGCTCAAGGGCGTGATGGCTGGCACGATCAGCGCCGACACATACTGGCAGTACCTCACCACCGCCAAACTGCCGGATCGCCCATACGAAGACGAAGCCGACCTGATCAGCGATGAGCGCGAGTCGGCCGGCATCAACTTGGACAATGACGATGCCAACGACAAACCTGGCGCAGGCAGACAGCCAACTGCTGGAGCAGACGACGCGCCACTCGGTAATGCTGGAGCGGCTTAAAGCCGGCGAGGTCAAGAAGTTCGAGAAGTACCTGCGCCAGATCGACACGCTCGTGCGGGTGCAGCTCACCCGCAAGGAGCTGACCACCTACAGCCGGGACCGCCTTGAGCAGTTCCTGGCTCGTGTGGACGGTAAGCTGCTGGAGATCTACAAGGCCTACGGCGACCTGGTGCAGGCCGATCTGGTCGATATCGCGCTGTACGAGTCGACCTTTGAGGCCAACAGCCTGAGCAATGCGCTGTCCATCGATGCAGTGGTGCCGAGCAATACCGTGATCCGCGCGGCGGTGTTTTCCTATCCACTGCAGGTGAAAGGCATCGACGGCGGCAAGCTGCTGAAGAGTTTCGTCAGCGGCTGGACACGGACCGAGACGATGCGCGTCACGAATACCATCCGGCTCGGCTTCGGCCAAGGCCAGACGAACGCCCAGATCATTCAGGCGATTCGCGGTACCGCGGCGCAAAACTTCACGGACGGCATCCTCGCGGTGAGCAATCGCAACGCCGCCTCTGTGGTTCAGACGGCAATCCAGCACGTGGCCACGACGGCGCGAATGGAGACGCTGAAGGCGAACAGCGACGTGGTTCTGGGCTACCGCTGGGTGTCGACGCTCGACCGCAAGACCTCGCAGCAGTGCAAGGGCTTGGATGGCATGCGCTTCGACCTGGGCAAAGGGCCGCTGCCGCCGGCGCACATTAACTGCCGGTCAACCACCGTGCCGACAACGAGGCTTTCGGAGCTGTTCGCCAAGGACGCCACGCGCGCTTCGGTGGGAGACAATGGCGGTGCGCAGGTTGATGCGAGCCTGAACTATTACGAGTGGCTGGCAACTCAGCCGGCGAGCTTTCAAGATCACGCGTTGGGCCCTGTGCGAGCCAGGTTGTTCCGCGATGGCGGCGTGACTCCGGAGAAGTTTGCAAAGCTGCAGCTAGATAAGTCGTTCAAGCCGCTGACACTGGCACAACTGAAAGCAGCTGAGCCGGACATGTTCATCCGTGCAGGCGTTACACTCGGCGCCTCACCGGGTTGAGAAAGCCGATGCATATCATTGTTGAAGACGGAAAGGGCAGATCGGACGCAAATAGCTTCGTGCCGCTGGAGAAGCTGACCTTCTACCGCGACTACTACGGGTTCCGGATACCTGAAGCAGAGGACGAGCAGGTCGAACTGCTGCTGCGCGCCGCGGCCGACATCAACGGTCGACAGTGGAAGGGTCGAAAGGCCAATCCTGATCAGGCAATGGCTTGGCCCCGGCGTGACTGCAAGATT